CAAGGCACTTGTTTACAGTTGAACTACCATTGAAATCATCGAATCGGCTCACTAGAACCAGAGGTTTATTATACTGCACCACAGTATTAATTATATTCTGGACTGCCGTCTCAAATTGGTCAAGGCTCTCATTCCCCGCCCGATATGCCTGAATCGCAAGCCAAGTGTTATCACCCAAATCGAAACCAGTTCCCCAATCTCTAGAGTCAAGATAGGCAATAATAGGCTTCTCCGAGAGGTTATCTTTTGCCCACCTAACTTCAGCTTCCATTTCCTGCATAGAAGCAGCATGAATAAACCATGCTACAGTTAAACTCCCAAACTGTTCAGGGTTTGGGAGTTTATGCGGAACAATCAAAGGATAACCAAGAGTAAGAAATCTCTCTAAATTCGTATCGTCGCCAATGATAATGATACTATTTCCAACATGACGCTCAGGTGAAACGTCGCCATATCTTACAGAATGACTGAAGAATGGGAACTGCCACATCGGGCGTTCAAGTGCTGGAATCATTACTTCACCCATCGGCTCAGTAGGTTGAGCAGAGCCGAGATTCTCTCTTGGAGCACTATAATCGACAGTCGAGAGTAGAATATCATGCGGCCAATCTGTATCTTTAGTCGCCCAAACGAACCTATCACCATTTGGGCTAATATCGGGGCGGAATACATTTCCACCTTCTTGTAATACGTATCCATCAAGGTTTCCGACAGGATGAGTGACTGTTCTTCCTCTTCCCTCAAACTCCTGATAAAATAACCAGTCCCATCCCCACGCTTTGAATAGACGCAAGTTCCCAATGAATGGCACCGTCGTCCGTGTATCAATTTCAAAGCCATGAGTTTTAATCCGCCGCTCATTCAGATTGTAGTAGCTAATCTTCGGCCAGCCGTGAGATTGCCAATCACTTACCCTAACATTCCCCGGCTCCAAAACTAGGTCATTATTATAGTTTGGAAGCTCGCCGGGGGCACAAGCAACTAATCCATACTGATTAATCAACGAGTAAAAGAACGTCCCATCATCTCCAAAGCCCATTGGGACGATATCTAACTGCGCCTGATTATTAAATTGACACCAGAGTCTAACATTAGGAATCGCAGCTAAAGCCGCAAACCGCTCATTTCCAGCATATGAATCACTAATGATTTGATTTGAGAATAGCTCGTCAAGCACATTCCCATTTACATCAATAAGCTGGAGATGAACTTTCCCATCACCCACATCAATACCATATAAGCTACAAAATATGATATTAGGGCTAAACCAATGACGACCGGTTCCGGAATATTCCGGGTCAATCTGACCATTCTTCTTAGGGTAAATCGCCTCACTAGTAAACTCATACCCATTTATCCGGTGGAGATATGTTACACCTCCACCAGATAGAAATTCAGTATCAGAGAATGGACGAAACTTAGGCATTATTCCTTACCGGATTTACTAAAAGCCTTCTGCTCGCTCCCATCCCCATCCTTCTTGGAACCCTTGGAACCATTGGCATTTTCCTGCTGTGCCTCAGCTTCCATCTCCGCTTGCTGTTGCATTTGCCAGAAATACAAATGTTCCGACGCATGGGCACGGACATTGGCGTATCCGGCAGGATTAGTCTCCTTCGCATCTAATCCAACTTCCGAAACCATCCAAGCCGTGCATGTCTCATATTCAATCTGATGTTTATCCATCTCCGGGTCTACAGGAATTGTAGACTGGAGAATAGGTTGAGGTTCTGGATTCTCCATAGTCGGCGCCGCTGGAGGAATTTCCATTGGCTCCGTTTCTAGGAGAGCTTGAATCTCTAGTAACTGCTTAGTTCTATCATCATCACCCGGAATGTAGAAATCCTTGAACCCCATATATTGCGATAGGAGTCCAGTATTCTCAGGGTGAAAGAGCGCCTCATTAATAAACTCATTATTAAGCTGCATAAGTTCCAAAAGAACGTCTCTCTTCTGCATCCAGCTTAATGGGAAGGTATTAGCTATCTCCGGCTCGGCTTGTCCTACTCTCCCCTTCAATTCGGACTGCCTAATATAGACATTGATGTAGGATTTACCTTTCTTTACAGTAAATCTCTCATCTTGAGTCATATTGGCGACAAATGAACGGACAGATTTGTCCATCATTTTCGCCCAGAATCTAGAAACGACTTTCCAAGTAGTTTGCAGCCTTTGAAGAGCCTGATTGCGGCTCATTTGATATTCAGCCGCTGTTTTAGAGGCTGAAGGCATCGACCCACCATAGATTGATGGGAATGCGCCGGTTACAAACTGACCATCAGCGTCTAATTCCTTCTGGAAGTCAGTAGCTTCCTTTGGATAGGTCGCAGTTTTCAGTGTAACAAAGGAAGATTCAAGCGGCTGACCCGCATTAGCCTGTTTTACAGGATAAATAGCGCCGGGAGAGGCTTTATGTTCTTCGTATTTCTCAAAATCGAAGATTGATGGGTCAGCAAACGTCTCAGGAATACCATATTCAATGGTCTGAAGCTTCAAAACGACTAGTTCATTACGCAATTCCTGAATCGGAGCGAGTGGAGCACCAATCGGCTCGGCATGAATATGACTAGAGAGAGGACTTTGGGTAAAAGTCCAATGGTCGTCAAGGATTTCAGGCTCGCACTTCGCAATTTTATCATTTATGAGCGTTACTTTGGCCCCTTCAGGGTATACTGCCTTCAAATACTCATAAGTTTCAGGGTCATTCTTCTTGAATCGATTGTATGTCCAAGGCCGCAGCCAAACTCGACGCAATGTAACTAGACCCTGCGGCAATTCTCCTTGATAATCAGTCGAAACTCTGGCCCAACGGTCATATTTCTCAAGGTCATGCTCTTCTGTTATTTCCAAATTAGGAAACAACTCACGAGCATAATCAATATGACACTCAGTATCCAGAATAATGTAAGGAGTATGCTTAGGGTTAGTAACATAATGGGGCACTTGGAAGTTCAGCGGCCCATAGAATTCAAACTTTTCCCTCTTCTTAGCAACTTCCTTATCCCCCACATAGACTTCTTCCATGATTGGAGTCTCTTTAGTGGGGAATGGGATAGTGGCGTTCCCACAATGCGGACATTGTATTGGGGCAGCTTCATCCATTACCATTTCTTGAGGTATTGGACCGCCACAGATTTCACAGGAGTATTCCTTATCTACTCCAACTTCCTGATTCTCGTAGACTGGCTCAGGGTATGTTCCAAAATCAGCACTCTGAAGGTTGTAGTTATAGCCCCCAACTGTCCCCTGATTCCAGAGAATGAAGATACAATACATCATCATCAGGTCTACATCATTACACTTCATGAGTAGTTCTGATGCTTTAGTATATCCTTTTGATGTCTGCAAATCCTCAGCATTCTCAGCATCATCTGGAGGGAATATAACTGTCGGCACATCCTGACTCAAAGCACTAATGACTGATTCAGCATGTGCTCTGAAAATATTGACAATCTTATCCTGATAGTAAAAGTCTAAATTACCCTCGGGGCCAGAATCGAAACCAGAATTATCACCCAAAACTCGGTAATCTCTAGCTGACCAATCCCAATAAATGTTCTGAATTCCCTTAAAGAATAGGTCAAACTTCTTCCAGTAGCGAATCATTCTATCTCTAGTCGGCTGTTCAATTCGCTCAAATTCATCAATCATTGATTTGAGCGCCGACTTGACTTCTTCAGGAGTTTCGCTACTTTCTTCTTCACCTTCCGCAGCCGCTTCTTGGCTATCGGCAGGAATATCCCCAACGGGCGGAACTTGCCCATCCATTTCCTCGGGCGTCATTTCCATTTCTGGAATGATTAACGATTCGTCGATAGGAGGATACATCTAATTCACTTTAGGAATGGGAATGTCATTTACCCCAAACACTTTAAGTAGCCAAAGGACTAACAGAATTACCACTATAACTCTTATAATTGTTTTAATTGGAGGACTCATTGGGATATAATTCTCGACCATATAAAGAGCCACTCCAATTATAACAAGAATTAGAATGATGGTAATCATATTTAATCCTTAAAAGAATGTCTGGACATAGTTAGGGTCAATTGGTCCTCTATCTAAATCCTCATCAAAATTGTATCGGTTAGGCATTGTCGTCGGCCTGTTGTAGAAAGATGGCCTCTCATAAGGAGAGGGCATAGTTCTAGGAGTAACAGGCGGCATACTCATATCTCTAGGCGGCGGCATTGCTCTCTGATATGCTCGCTGAAATCCGCCACCATTTCCTGCACCACCGAAAGGAGCATCCCTCATTCCAGTTACAGCAGGAAGTTTAGGAGCATACCGACTAGCGAAGTCAGCCCCGGCTCTAATTAGATTCGGAGCATTCTGTCTGAATCGCCCCATAAACCCCGGAGTCTTAGCTCCAGTATTTACTGCTGGCATCCTATTCGGCATAGGTTTTGGGCCAATTCCAGTAGGAACATTAGGCGGCATAGGTTTACCAACACCACCAGCAAAACCAGAACCAAACATTTCACTCTCCAGTAGTAGAAGAAGTAGCCGTAGGCAATGCTTCCTCTTGTTCCTTATTTCTACGCTTCCAGTAATCCTGCCTACTCTTCGCTTCGGCAGTCATTCTCACTTGAGATGGTCTTACGATACCACGAACAGGAGTAAAGGTTTGATTCGGAACACGAGGCCCCTCATTAGGAACGAGCCTGAGCAATCGGTCAAGCTTATTATTGAGATATTCATTTTGCTTTCGCTCGTATTCTAGTGAGTTCTCTAAATGCTTAATCCAAACTAGATACCTATTATCAGTCTCGTGATGAAACTGTTCTCTAACTTTACAAGTCTCACATTCAGGCACAGAAAAGAAGAACTTAATGCCTTCTCCTATAGAACCTACGAACTGGCCTAGGCCCAGAGCTTTGGTTTTCAAACTTTTCCATCCGGCGATAATATGTAGTTGTATCGCCAGTAGCTTGATACTGCTCCAATATCTTATCCCTTGCATTGCCCCTCTCATACTCTAGTCTAGACTCATCAACGTATCTATACACACCTTCTAGCATCATTCGTAGCATATCGTAGGGGTCGTCGCCGTCGAATTCCTTTACATCTTCAGGAACTATATCCTTCGCTCCCTTATCAGGATACATGCAAAGGGGAATACAGTTTATTAAAGCATCATTACTAGTTCCCTCTGGCGATTCTGTCATAATTTGCAGTTTTGGCAGATTCGTCTCAGGGGGTTGCTCTTTAAAGAAGCTTAAGTATTCCTGATATTTCTTTTCCCCATGCTTTCTGAATATGTTCTCGGCTAACTCTGCGCTGTATTGTTCAATAGGAACAGCCTTTACCGGCTTCGGTATCCATCTCAGGTATTCATGGACTAGCTGTTTCCCACCAAGTCTATCTCTTTTACCTAGTCTAACTAGTGGAGCATCGGCTCCAAGATAATCTCGCAATGCACCTTGAACCTGCTGAATAATAGTATGCGGCTCGCCTCTTTGTTGGGTAGCAGAATGACAAATCACAACATCTCTAACCATTTCAAACTCATCGCCGGTTAGAGTTATCAAATCTCCTGCCCACTCTTTAATGTATTTCCCCTTCTTAGCATAGACTCTGTAAATGTAGACTCGCCCATCTGGAGCTATTGCACCCCAACCTATTACAGTCCATGCAGCAAATCCCCAATCTATTGCAATAATTCTCGGCCACCAACTAGGTATAGCAAACGGCTCAATTACATGCTGCGCATTACTAGGTTCATCAGCTAGTGGCTCTAATCTAAACTCGGTAAAAACCATTCCAGAGAACGTATACCAATCACCCAATGCTTTAGCCTTGTATTCAGCATCAGGGAGTCCCTGCATATCAAGAAGATAGCGGGGATTCGCCTTCATCAGCGTTGGATTATCCGTCGCCAAGGACTGAAGATAGAATCTCCGAATCCCTGTGATTCTATCTCGGATAATCTTCCCACCAATTCGGTATGGGTCTACAAATCTCTGTCTAAAGAATAGGTGCCCTACGTTACCGGGGTTAGTCGCAGAGCGAGCTATAGCAGGAAGGTCGTCCGCCGCAGAGCGGCGTCTAGTTAATACTAGATAAAGATACTGGAATTGAGTAAATGAGGTAGCTTCATCGAAAGCTACGTAATTATACTGAACTCCATCATACTTTCTTATATCTTTCTCTAGTTCAGCATGGCCGAATCTAATCTGCGCTCCATCATTGCCATACTTATCTTTCCAAGTATAGCGTTTTTTCTGCTCATTCCAGATACCACCAGTATTACGATACCATTCATGAGCACGACCGATGATTTCCGCCTCTAGCTCCGGCCCAGTTCTCCTTAGTATGATACCTTTAAATTTAGGGTGTTCGTGCCAACCATAAATTAATGGCATCATCACAAGGAGTTCTGATTTACCACCCCCTGCGGCACCGCCATAGAGTCCTTCAGCCACATCAAAAGGAATCCGAATAAATTCCTCTTGCTTTCTATGTGGCTTCCAGTTTAACTCTATAGCAGTCTCAGTATTCATTTATCAAAGAGCGAATGTTTACTTCAATGTTTACTTCAATGTTTACTTCAGTAGAAGAAAAAAGAATTGGGGGAAATCTACACAGGCGCTCCCCAGCTTCTAACTCTATCTCGGGAAAGATAGGACGTTAGGATTCAAGCGTGATTTCCCCCAAATTCATACTCTGCCTTCATAACTAGCTCATAGCGAAAGTAAACATTCGACAAAAGCGAAAGTAAACATTCAAAATTACCCTTCAGAAACAACCTCATCATACTCAGAGATATCTCGCACCCTCGGCGCATAGATAACTACATTCACTTGAGGTTTATTCTCATTTACAGGATTCAAACGCCCACCAGTTCTCTCGGCAATTCTAGCCATATCTGACGCAATACTAGCTAGGTCAGTGGCTTTCTCCGGCAGTCTGACAGAGATAGATTCGAGAGAGGCCATAATGATATCTAGAGCCTTATTATGGATAACTTCTTTCTTGTCAAGAACAGCAGGAGCTAGTTCTGAGTCGGGGCCAATGTGGTGGGTAATAGTCCCTTGAGAAAGGAGAGAGGCTCTAGAAGGAGTAGTTTGAAATGATTCGGCGGCTGAGGTGGGGCCGTGGATAATAGAATGTGTCGCTACAGCTAGTCTATCTTCATTAGAATCATTCTTTCTACCCTTGGCCCTACCACCATTATGAAGCTTCTTTATCTGGAAGTTAGAACGAAAGTTAGAATTAGAGCTAAGACGATTAACTAGATTGTCAACTGAGGATAATCTAGTTTCAGTTTCTTCGTCTGTTAAAAACATAGAGATATCCTATAAACGAAAAAATAACAGGGGAACTAGGGGTAGGGTAGCGGCTGATGGGGTCGCAGGTCAAGCATGGGTAACTTGTTGTGTTAGTGTAAGTTAAGGTGAGCGTAGGCTAGGGTAGCTCGACTGTTAGAAAAGCGAACACATCTGTATTTATTTTTGAAGTTGATTTTTTAGAGAAATAAACATTAAAATATTTAACGCAAAATATTTAGAAGCACAGAGAGATTTGAGGCTCGCTCCGCTCGGGGGGCTTGAGGCTCCAAAAAGATATACTATAGTGGGGTATATACTGGGGGGGAGTATAGCACTTTGTGAAGTAAAGTGCTTTGCATCGCAGAGAACTTTACCAAGTTCTTTGTATTGCAAAGTTCTATGTCATAAGAAAGGCCCGTCGCCCTTTCGAGCGACGGGCCAGACTGTCAGTTACGCTCGCAGTCGCAGATAGATTTATCGCGCCTGCATTGTGGACAATTTCTGCGCTGCTCGTTCTCTCTGCATCGTAGTTCCGTCCACCATGCGTTTCGTTTCACGATGCGTTCTTTCTGTAGTTCGCGTTGCACTTGCGTAGTGTGCTTTTCCATTGTTAGTCTCCCTTACTAAATTCCGCCAGCTTCACGTCCACAGAAGAAATCGTCGATAGACTCATATCGATAAATCTTTCCTCTCATCTCTACTTCACGGCATGCGCGAGTAATCGAAGGGTAGCTCCTATCGTGGATACCTGTAGTAGCTCCATCACATATCCAGATACGCTTTCCCTTCTGCTTTTCTAACCAGAGTAGCGCGGGATAGTCTACGACGTTCCCGCCTAGACTTGTCATATCCTCTTCGCTACACATACGACCCTTTTCCGCGACTATCCTTAACTCTCCCTTCAATGCGTTACCAGAGTAAGTAGCAACTACTCCGGCAGGTGAGCGAAGAATCAATCCCTTCACGTCTTCAGAAGTTAGACTCATACTTCCAGAGACATCTATCAGGTAAGTAACTCCCGGCAGTTGTCTGCGAACGCCACGAAAGACTTTACCGCTGGAGAGTAGATTGGACGGGCGATAGAGAACTGCTCCCATCTTGCTAGCAATAATTCTCTTCCCGTTTCCTTTCGTGTTTAGCAGCGTTACCAAGTCTGGCCTAACTATCTCTAGCAAACCAGACATTGAAAGAGCATCGCCGTCTACTCCACTAGCAGCAACATCACCACGACCGCCAGTGCCACCATCACTATCATCGTTAGCATTGTTCTCTCCATCTGGTGGATAGAGACTATCTAACCATTCCGCTACTTCGATAGTGGTAGCGAATATGCGGCGAGCAGAGCTAATGGTGTTCGTGGCTGCACTGATAACTTCTCTATCTCTATCTCTCAGAAGAGTGTCGAAGGCTACCCGGCACTTTTCTCTATCTACATCGATTGCACCGTAAGCAATCGATGCTAGAACCATCTGCCTAATGTCCTCTGCTTCTGCCAGCACTTCAACTGTCTTCGTGGATAGTGGACCGTAACCAGCAGACATATTCACTAGCGCATCATGCTGCGCGCAGTAGTTGATACGAAAATCTTCTACTGCTTGCACTGTCTCAACTGACGCATTGCTATCTTTCGTCTCATCAGCCCAATTACTAGGCGTGTAACGAATGTGCGCCATTTCGTGATTGCGTAGTGTGCGTTCGTGTTCTTTACTTCCCAGCGGAACAAACATCTCGCCTGTAAGTAAATTCACGCGCGGAGCAGAACCGTCTTCTCTGACGTTCCATTCCTTTTCCTTGATTGCTTCTGGTAACGGATAGATTCTCTTCATTGTCGTGTCTCCTCTTCTACTCTTCGCTTACCTAAACGTCGGAAGAGTAGCGCAGCGCGGAGAGAACATCTTCTGCGCGTGCTCCGAATACTGCCGTGGCTGCTAGCTCTTCGTTCAATTCATTGCGAAGGTTCGCGAACGCATACCAGTGCCGAAGAGAGATACGGCGTTTTTCTTCACGATGGCACACAGTGTTATTCGCGAGTGCGCGCAAGTCTTCCGGCAGCTCCGCGATAGCGTCTGGATGCGGCTGGTCAATTTTGATTGTGACGGGAAAACGAGAGCGAAGTGCTTCGTGCAATTCTTCTGGCTCGCCGTTCATGGTCGCAATCACCTTGAACCCTTGCGCCGGTTTTACTTTCTCTCCAGTGGGCAGTGTGATTGAGGCAGTTGCTTCACTATCACAGATAGCGTGAAGGAAACTCTTTACCTCGTCACTCGCACGATTGATTTCTTCGATGATGAGTATCGCACCTTCACGCCACGCGCGAATCGCGACACCATCGAACCAATCCCACAAACCAGCCT